CCTCCTGTTTCTTTTTTCTCTTGCGATTCTTCTTTTTCGAAAGAGTTTTAACGTCTTGTACTTCATCTTCTATTACCTCAATCTTTGCTTTAATTAAGACCATGTCTTGCGACAATGAGAATGTACGTTGAAGTGTCCATCCTCCGAGCGCTAATAGTATAGCGAGCAATGCGGTTATCAATTTTTCGTTCATGTTAGCCGCAATTGTTTTTATCTAAATCAATTGGCTTATCGCCCTGAAAGAACCATACATAAGATGAAATCTTTGTGCCATCTTGTGTATAGGTACATTTTTTGCCTACCGAGCAGGCGCTTAATGCAAATAATAATGCAAGAACTAAATATAATTTATTCATTTTGTTCCTTCAGTTGTTCCACTTGTCTGTAGGTTAGCGTTGGATTTTCTACGCATAACTGATGAATGCTTTTTGTTTGACAACATGTACCTGCTTTTTCTTTTTCTTTGGTATGCATATTACAACATTCTGTTTTTTCTACTGACATACTTCACACTCTTCTAACTCATGTTCGCACACACTACAACTACACAGCCCGTACATATCGCCGTGCTCTTTTAACGAACAGTGACAATTACAGTTACAGTTCTTGCACTTAGTTCCTTCCATAAAAGTCTTTCCAGAACCACTCCTTAAATTTTTTCCACCATTTATTCATTTTCTTCCTCCAATTTTATTTGTAGATCCATACCTTCTTTTAAAAGTTCGGATGTAGTTTTTTCCTTTTCCTCAATAGCATAGAAGTACTTATCAGTATCTTCTGTTTTCCATTTACTACTATCTTCTACATTCCATTCAGAAGTTTGTACCTTCCAATCAAAAGGGATTTCATCCTTCACCGTGAAAGAGGGAATGCTCCATATTATTCTATTGTTAGGTTGTGCTGCATAATTCCCATCATCCAAGGCTATTATGTGCGCGCACTTATGTTCGTGCGGGATTTCCGAATGATCTGTATCGACTATATTACTCTCTGGATGTGCCCAGTCAACTGTAAAAAGATACGCGCCTGGATATTTTTTCTTATCTTTTCCAAAAAACTTTCCAGATTGTCCGTCTAGGATATCATAAACACAAACGCTAGGATAGTAACTAAAGCAATTCCATAGCTCCAGCTCATCAAGTCGCATCCTAGGAACTTCCTTGACGTTAAAACCTCTTTGTATAAACGCTGAAATAGGGAGCCTATAGAAGACAGCACCGTTTTCCATAATTGCATGAAAGAGTACAGGACGCCCTGTGATCGATGCCAGGCCAAATATAATGCAGTCTTCCACTTCTCCATGATGCTCTTTAAGGTCATAGAGATATTCTCTTCTGATCTGTGAATAGAGCACAGGAATGTTTGCATTTAGATATGCCATGCATAAATTAGTTTAGTAAGGCGATTATTGCGATAACAAAGATAACAATAATAACAGATTTCTGTTTATTAGCGTTAGCCCATGTTAGTACTTTTTTTATATGATCCATAGTTTTCTCCTATTTTTCTTTTATTGTACCCCAATTGGGTCCAGATTCATAGTCTACTTTATTAGGAACTTCAAGAGAAACAGCGTCTTCCATAACACTTTTTATTAATTCTGCTTGCTGTTTATCCTTGACTGATATGTCTAATTCATCATGTACTTGTATATGAGGAATAATTCCTTCTTTATATAATTCAATCATTGCTTTCTTTGTCATGTCAGCTGCGCTTCCTTGAATTAATTTGTTTAATGCTTTGTAAGTAAAAGCACGTTTGATCCCTGGTCCGTGTTCCCTGAGTGCTGCATCATGTGGCAATGCTTTATGAATTCCGAATTGATTTGGTTCCCATAAATGGAAGCGACAAAGACGACCTAACAAAGTTCTAATTTTTCCAGAATCTTCTGCACGACGCATTACGTTATCCATCAGTTGTTTTACAAATGGAACTTTAGAATGATACTGTCTAAATAATCCTTCAGCTTTTTCTTTGCTCACTCCTAGTTCTGCTTGTAATTTATTTTTTCCCATACCATAGAACAGACCAAGATTAATTGTCTTGGCCTGGTATCTAGGTATCTCTGCCATGTCTGCGACAATGTCATGAAAATCTGCATCGCCTTCACGATACGCTTCCAATACTTCGTCCACTCCATAGAGATTCTGTAAAGTTGCATAATGCACCACCAACCTAGGCTCTTGCTGAGAATAGTCAAAACAACCCCATGTATGGCCCTCCTCGGGTATAAATAATGACCTTATCCGTGGTCCGAGATCCTTGTTGCGTGCTGGAATTTGCTGTAAATTTGGATTACTGTAAGAAAATCTTCCAGTTACTGTTCCACCATTATCTCCTCGTAGTTGGTTAATTTCGGCATGGATTCTTCCTTTGTGAGAATGTTTGATTATGGTATCAATGAAAGTGGTATGGGCCTTGTTTATTTCACGAGCCCTAGCGATGTGTTTCACTAACGGGTGAGGGTGATTCACTAAAAAGTTTTTAGTAAAGGAAGGAGCAGATGTTTTCTCGGTTCGGTCGTATTCTAAGTTCAATTTATCAAAAACTTGTGCAATCGATCTTGCTGCCCATATTTGGGTATCTATTCCTGTTTCTTTTTTTACTTGGTGTAATGATTCTTTTTCTTGTGCAACTAATGTGGTTTTCAATTTGTGCGCTGCTTCCACATCGACGCGAACGCCTTTAAATTTCATATCAACTAGACAAGGAAACAATTCAGTTTCCATATCCATAATTGAATTTATATCTTGAAGATTAATTTCTTTTTTAAGTTCTTGCCAAAGTGCTAAAGTTATTTCTGCATCTTTTTCTGCGTATGCACCGACATAAATGGCAGGTAGTTTATACATTTCTGCCTTGGCGTCAACACCCCAATCTTTTGCAGCTGCATATAAATCTGTTTCATTCTTTCCTTTTCCAGTGTATCTTTTAGAGCAGTTGTTTAAGTCATAGCGCATTTGATTTTCATCAACAAGGGCCGATGCAATCATCGTGTCCACTATTTTACCGCTGATACTTAAACCTAACGCGCGTATCCAACAAACGTCATACATGGCGTTGTGAAAAATTTTTGTGGCTGGTGTATTTAATACAGCTTGAAACCATTTAAGAACTTTAGTTCTATCCATATTACCACCACCTTCGTGGGCAATTGGATAATAACCACACCAGTTTTTAACAGCTACAGCTATTCCTACAATTTCTCCTACTCCTACAACAGAACCAGAGCCTCTTCTTATATTTAAATTAGGGTCTTTAGTTTCTAAGTCTATTGAAATTTCATTATATTTAGATAGATCTGGAAATTCTTCCGGTGGTAACCATTCTGTTTGTGGTTTGAAAAGTGGTTGTTGTATCATGAGTAATCCCTTTCTAATATCATTTCTAAATAGTGTATTGCCTTTTCTATATCCTTCCTCTTTCCTTTTTTTTGATGTCTGCATATATACTTAATAGCATTCCCTTCTGCAAACAAAATTTTATTTTCATTAATAAATTCTGCAGGTTGAATCTTCATAGAATTATAATGATTCCCATCCACCTGCTTACTTAATGAATCGTATGTCGTACCTTTAAACATTTCTTTATCTGTCATTACATAGCAATAGGACCATGTTCAGCCATCTTTGCTCTTCTCTTATCTCTTTCTGTAGGTTCTAAGCTTTCATTTAAATCATCTATAGTCCAATGAGGATTCTTTTTTAATTTTTTAACTATCCATTTATAAGACCAAGGTTGTAAACGTAATGTAGTACCTTGCCAATAATGAGTTTGATTAGGTAATAATTTAAATACATTCTTTACATTAACTTTCTTTTGTTCATCAGGATTTAATAATCCCTTAAGCCATTCAACCATAATATGTTTAGCTTTGTTTCTTATCTTACTCATTTGTTTTGTATTCATTATTCCAAGTCCATCATAGGTGCAGTAATAGGAGTTGACATATTATAAAAAGTATACTTAACAGTTAGTTCTTCCCATGCCTTTATATTTTTTATAGCAACTAAATTATATTTAGTATAATTCGTAGATTTTAATTTTACTTTCTCACAATTAGGTTCATCTGAATGATTTATAAATCCACCTAAAGGTGTACGAATTAGTTCATCTCCTATTTTAATATGAGATGTTCCAAGATTTGTACCTTCTTTTATAAAAGATAATGTAACTAAACCATACCCTTCTATCTTACTCTTCTCAATTCTAAGTCCTTCAGGTAATGGTTTATAGTTATTCATTTATTCTTTTAAACACTAACCTCCACATCCATGACCTTGTTATAGAAACTACAGTAAAAATTAAAGCTATTCCAATACTATCTAATATTGTCGGATACAACCCAAATAGAGGAAACAGTAGTAGCTGTATTAAAATTGCTAATAAAAATCCACTACCTACATCTATAAAACTTTCAATTAATTGTCTCATCTTTTTCCATATGTTTTTAATTCCTCTGAAAAGTTTTTAGTTATCTCTTCAACATTAGGTTGTCTATTTACTTCAGCTAAATAAACAAACTTATTAGAATATTTAAATACTCTTAATCCTTTTCCATCATTAGCATCTTTATAACATTCCCATTTATGTGTACAAAACTGACAACCAATAGGTAAAGATTTATTTCCACCTTTAGTTTCAGATAACTGATAACATCTATCAGGTGGTGTCTTACTCTTTAAAGTATCTTGTAAAGTTTTAATTAAATTTGGAACATTAGGTTTAGCTAACTCATCAGGTTTATAGAAACAAACATCTCCACTTGATTTATCCATAACCAAAAAGCCACCCTTGTTCGTACCCATTCCTGCTTCATATCCTGATAGCTGGGCATGATAACCAAAGGGGTCATCACCAACTAACTCACCTGTTTTAAATTTCTTAAAACTAAATGATGATGCTGACTTAACATCACATACTTCACCATCTACTGTCGCATCTATATGTCCTTTAATATTATCTATCTCTACTTTCTTTTGTTGGTCTCCTATTTTATGTCCAGTTAATTCTGCTAGATATAATAATAAATGTTCTAAGATATGTCCATATAAAAATTTAATATTTAAACTAGCATCATAAGCTTTAGTTTTCTTTGGACTAAATCTATCATACCATAATTGTCTAGGTGGTTTACCTAGTACTGACATTCTTAACTTCCCATCTTTTTCTCTAACAGGATTGTTCCATGAATTAAAAGCTTCCTTAATATTAAGGAGAAACCTATCCATGTTTTCTTCTGTGACGTTAGCAGGTTTACCATTTGATATTCCAGCTACTAAAGTTTTAATATCAGTAGCTATAGTATCAATGCGTTTCTGCCCAGTTGTTTCCGATTTTATATTTTCCATCTAACGGACACCTTATTTTTAATTCCTTTCCTGCCTCTCTTATTGATTGTACTGCTAAGTTTCCAAACTCTTCGGCTCTACTATCTTCAACCTCATATTGAAACTCATCATGTACATTAACAATAGGATAAGCTTTGATTCGTTTCTTTATAACATATTGGTCTAGTAGTGTCAACGCTTTCTTCATAACACACGCACCAGCACCCTGTAATAGGGTGTTTAACGCAGCATGGGGGTGTCTTATG